GAGCTCATGTGCCTCCAGATCGAACAGAACGGCTTTGGATGCCGGCACGGATGAGAGTCGCCTGCTCCTGCGGTGCCGTATGGGAGGTGCCGGACACGATGGGCGAATGCCCCCAGTGCGGGCAGGTCGCGAACCTCCCGTCCGTCAGGGTCGCTCGCGAAATGGAACGGGAGCTGCGAGAGCTGTTAGATGAACGCGCTCGCTGAGCTGCAGCATGGGCTCAGCGTCCAGCTCGCCCCGACCACGTGGCGGGAGACGCCAGCGTCACTCGACCACTTCGTCACCAGCCCCGAGCACTTGAACCTCGGGCCGCTATACAGCCAGCAGGCGAGCGCGATGCTCGAGCTGTTCGGCGTCGACCCCAAGACGATCTTCGAGGATCCCCTCGACCTCGACTTGAACCTCAGACGCGCCTACCAGGCCGCAGTCCTCCTATGGGGCAAAGGCAGCGGGAAGGACTATCTCTGCAGCATCGTTGTGTGCTGGTGCGTCCACATTCTCCTCTGCCTCACCGACCCGCAGCAGTATCTGGTTTTGGCGCCGGGTGAGGCGATCGACGTCGTGAACGTCGCCTACAACGCCGACCAGGCGAAGAAAGTGTTCTTCGCGAAACTCAAAGCCCGGATCGAACGCTGGGCTTGGCTGAACGACCGGTACAACGTCATCGAAGCAGGCCGCCGGAAAGGCAAATATGTGCCCGGCCGGGAGCAGGTTGTGATCAACGATGATCACATCGAGTTTCCGAACCACATCAGAGCATGGAGCAGGCACGCGCAGAACGAGAGCTACGAGGGGTTGAACATCATCGTGTGGGTGATGGACGAAGCCAGCGCGTTCCTGAGCAAGCTGAAGCGCGAGAACGCCGAGGCGATCTACCAGACGTTGCGCACCAGCGCCGCATCCAGGTTCGGTATGCGGTGGGTGGGTTTCATCATCAGCTACCCGCGTCACGCTGACGATTTCACGATGAGCAAGCTGAAGGACGCGAAGGCCCGCCCCGAACTTGGCATCTTCGCGGACGGGCCGCGCAGAACATGGGAGGTGAACGAGCGCACCAAGCATGAGCCGCGCGTAACGGTCCGGGATCTTGAGGTGCCGATCAGTCTCGCGAACGATTTCGAGGCGGACTTCGAGGAGGCACTGTCCCGGTATTGCTGCGAGCCGCCGATGGCCCGCGAGGCGTTCTTCCGCTACCCGCAGCACCTACGCGACGCGATCAAGATCGGGAAGGCGCCGCTGATCGAATGGGAACAAACGATCATCCCCCGCACCGACGGCGACAGCGGCGAGGAACGCGGCTACATCGGAGTCCGGCTCACCCGCCTCGGAGAGCTCTCTGCGGACGCGAAGCTGTATGCGCACGGCGACCCCGGCCTCGTGAACGACAGCTTCGCATTGGCGATCGCGCATCCTGTCGCCGCGACCGTCATCCGCAGGATGCCCGCGAGCGAAGTGCTCCCCGCGCATCAGCTCGCGAAACTCGACGACCCCGACCAACTCGTCGAATGGGAGATCGACGTGAACCGCACCGTCGTCGACGCGCTGATCGTGTGGCGGCCCGATCCGAGGCATGGGCATCAGGTTGACCTGCAGAACGTCGAGGACATCATCTTCCAGTTGAAGAAGGCATACCCGTCGCTTGGGCATTGGCCGAAGAAAATCCGGGGTGAGACAGCCCGCCGGCCGACGTTCACGTTCGACCATTGGAACAGCGCCCTGACGATTCAGCGGATGCGGTCGAGACGAATGAACGTCGAGGAGGAACACTGGGCGAGAGATTTTCAGGTTGACATCTTCCGGAACGCGCGATCGAACTTCTACAACGGTCTTGTTACGTTGCCGGACACCCCGTCGATCACCAGCACCGACCCTCGGGATCCTGGCGCGGTGTACGAGCTCGAGCGGATCGAGTTCGTTGACGCGATCAAGGTTGACCACCCGGAAGGCGGATCAAAGGACAGCGCGGACGCCGTGGTTCGAGTAGTCCAACACTGCACCGAACATAACCGCACCGGGTTCGCGTTCGCGACCGGGTTCGGGCACAAGAGCAAGTACGACACGACCGGCCCGATCATCCCCAACTCGCGGCCGACGGTAGATCCGAACCGCCCGCCAGGCGTCCCCGAGCAATTGAAAGAGGCCGAACGGCAAGCCCGCCGCGAACGTCCGCTCGGAGAGCTCTCGCCCGCTGAGGGGACCGTCGACGGCCGGAAGCTCGCCTATGGGTCCATCAACACAAGGCAAACATGATCATCAACCTATTTCCCTTCATCCTGATCGCGTTCACCACGCTCATTGGCCTCGCCCTGGGTAGCTGGCTGATCGGCGCGATCGTCGGCCTCGGCATCGTGCTCCTCGCGCACCTCATACCGGGCTCCTGGTCGAGATGATCGATGAGCCTCAGTACGACAGGAATGGCTGGACTGCCTCCCGGCTCAATGATCTCGCCGTGCGCGTGCGTGGAGTCGAGCTAGCGATGGTGGCCATGCAATCGATTGTTGGCGACATCCAAGAGATGAAAAAAACGTTGAAGCAAATGCAGTCCGATGAGATAACGATGCTACGCGACCAGTTGAAAGAGACGCAGAACCGGCCACGCATGATGATGCTCGCTATCGGCGGTCCTATCGTAGCGGTCGCGATTGGGGAGGTGCTGCAACATGTCTTCGGTTAGGTTCAAACGTGCGTGGCCGACGGCGCTTGCGCTGATCCTCGGATGCATTATTGCTGTTGCGGGCCAGCAACTGTTCAGCGGCCTGGGTGACGCCAACCAGCGTGCGGACGTTGCGAAGAAACGTGCCGACGTGGCGCAGGTGCGAGCGAACGTGGCGCAGGTGCGAGCGGATGTAGCAGCCGTGAGCGCCACCTTCGTGCGTCGTGTCGAGCTGATCAACTGCCATTCGATCGAAGCGCTGAAGACAGCGATCCGCGCGAGCATCCAGATCAGTCTCGCGAGCCTCGGCCATAAGGGTGCTGCCTTCTACGGGTACTACAGCATCCACCCGCAGGAGCTGTCGGCCGCACGCTCCCAGTCCATCTCTGCGCTAAATGAGTTCAGACCGCGACGCTGCTCCTAAGGCCATGCCCGCGTCTAGAACAGTCCCGCTAACCCAAAGGAGGGGTTCAATGTTCACCTCGCTCGCAGTAATTCTGGTCGGCGTGTTTCTCGTCATCCAGTCACAGACCCCCACCAGCCCTACCCTCGAGCTGATCGTCGGCCTGGCCGCCGCCATCCTGGCGATCCTGGACCTGATCGGCGTTCAGTTTCCGCTGCGCCGCTAGATGAACGCGAGCGCGTACGCCCTGTGCGACGACCAGCGGGTCGTGTGTGTCGTCCCGCCGGAGATCGCGGCCGACCAGCCGCGCCTCCAGGCGCAGGGCACCGAGGCGATCAGCCTGATGAAAGCGCTGAACCGGCGGGTCACCGGCAATCCGATGGTGCCGTGCCGACAGATCACAGTCCTCAACCCCGAGCCAGAGTGAATGCCCGTCCTCCTAGACCAATATGGCCGTCCGCTGCTCGTCAGCTCAGACAAGACCGGAGTAGACAAGGCCGCGCTCGCGCAGTCCGGCCTTGACCTCAGCAAGGCCGACCAGCAGACGGTCGACGCGGAGATAGCGAAACGCGTCCGGAACCAGTCCGCCTCTCTCACCCAAGTATGGGACCCCCGCAGGGGGAAGCCGAAGCCGACGTCGGTGACGTTCGACACGCTCAGAATGATGGGCAACCGGAACGAATGGTGCGCCGCGATCGTCAAAACAAGGATCAACCAGATCGGGAAGGTCGACTGGGCGATCACACCGAAGGACGACGACGACAGCAGCCCGAGCACCAAGAAGCTCTGTGACGAGGTCACCAGGCTGTTGAAGCGCCCGTCAATGTACGGGTCGCGTCCGCACTCCCGGAGCTGGCGGCAGTTCATCGGCGAGATCCTCCGCGACCTCCTGGTCCTCGACGCTGGGTGCATCGAGAAGGAACGGAACGGCCGGAAGTGGGTCGTCGCGATGTACCCCGTCGACGGCGCGACCATCCAACCGAACATCGACAGTCATGGCGGCTATCACGACGACGCCTATGTGCAGATCGTCGACGGTCAGGTCACCGCCCGGTTCGGGATGGAAGATTTGGTCTACATCATGGACAACCCACAGACCGACGTTCGATATGCGGGATATGGGTTCAGTCCATTGGAGCATCTGATCGTCAGCATCACCGCCGAGCTGTACGCATCGAAGTACAACGCGAGCTATTTCGAGAAGGGCGCGATCCCCGAAGGCATGATCAACCTGGGGGAGGATGTCGCGCCGGAGGACGTGAACGCGTTCCGGCTCTATTGGATGAACGAGATCATGGGAAAGCCGTGGGCCATTCCCATTGTGGGCGGGAAGGGCGTCGAGTGGATTCCGTGGCGGGACAGCAACAAGGACATGGAGTACATGGAGTACCAGCAATGGCTCCTGAAGAAAATGTGTGCGGTCTATCAGATCGCTCCGCAGGAGGTCGGGGAGCTTGAGGACGTCAACCGTTCGACCGCGAGCGAGCAGGCGAACACGAACGAGACTAAGAGCATCGAGCCGATCCTCACCCTCATCGAAGATTTCTTCGAGGTTGAGGTCGTCGGCGAGCACGGCCTCGGCGTCGGGGATCTGGTCAAGTTCGAGTTCGACAAGGAGGAGGACAACGAGGCCGAAACTGACCAGGCGTTCAGTATCCGCGTCCCGAATGGCGCTGCGTCCCGGAACGAGTGGCGGAAGGCGGTCAACATGGAACCGTCGGAGGATGAGGGCGCCGACATGCTGTTGGTCGCCGGCCAACTGAACCCGCTTCCCACGGAGCAGGATGCTGCCGTGTTGGGCGCCGCCGCGCAGCAGGACCATGAGAAGGAGATGGGCGCGCAACAGCAGGACGCCCAAAATCAGCAGGGGTTCGGGAACGAGAGCATGCCGTGGAAGCCTGGCGATCCGAACGACGAGAACGTCCAGAACGCGCAAATGGCGCACGACACGAAAGCCGGTTTAGGTC